GTTAGTAAGACTGGATCTTCAGTAACTATTGACCTTGCAGCGAATATTTCTACATCTTCGGATGATTTCTATAATGGTAATAGTTTAACAACTCAATCATCTGGTAACCCAACAACTGCACAGAAAGCAGGTATTATTAAGGTATCTACAAAGGTATTCAAGACAACTACACTTACTTTAAGTGCAAACACAAACGGAAGTCTTGCTGTTGGTGATAAGGTAACAATTGCACAGGCAACTGATGATAACCTAGACCGTGGTATTCTTTATAAGACTCTTATAGGTAATGCTGCTAAGACTGGTTTCTTTGGATATGATGATAGTACAACCTATTTCACATTCATTGCTGATGCAACTAACAACGCTGGTGTAATTGCTGGAACTCCTGCTAAAGCACAGTTCAATACTGTTAAGGTTGATACTGGTGTAAACAAAGGTGTTGCTTACTATAATGCTTCACTAGAGTTAACAAGAACAGTTGCTGCAGGTACATCTGATCTTACTACATCACACAAGATTTTAACATCTAATGGTGCATCTGGAGAACCTATCTGGACAACCACAGTTGATGGCGGAACATATTGATAAATAATTGAAATGATGAGGTAATTATGACTCCTGATGAAGCGACTAATTTGATTCAAGTAATGAGTAATAAGATTAATCAATTACAATCTCAGAATTTGTTACTTGAAGCTAAAGTTATGGAATTGTCTTCTAAATTAGAAGCCAATGATGAGAAACCATTAGATAAAGGACGTAATGTCAAAACCAGCAACCAAAGCACAACTTAAAGAATATTGTTTACGAAAACTTGGTAAACCTGTCATCGAAATTAATGTAGATGATGACCAAGTGGACGATCTTATTGACGATACTATCCAGCTTTTTAATGAGCGAGTATATGATGGTATTGAAAGAACGTACTTAAAATATAAATTTACTGAGGATGATCTTGTTAATGGTAGATCAAGAAATCTTACCACGACTAAGACAGATACAAATTTAGGTGCTAATCCAGGCACAAGAACTTTAAACTTTGAAGAAGGAAGGGGATATTTAACAGTACCAGATCATGTGATTGGTATAGTAGGTGTTGCACCTATTGCTAACACATACGTTAATAGTATGTTTGGATTTAGGTATCAGTTCTTTTTAAATGATTTTTATAATTTCTATGCATATGACATTTTGAATTTAGAAATGACTATGCAATATATTGAGACACTAGAATTTTTAATAGAAGGTAAGAAACCTTTAAGATACAATAAAGTACAGAATAGATTATATTTAGATTTAGATTGGAACAGAGTTGCAGATAATGACTATGTTCTTATTGATTGTTATAGAGCATTAGATCCGACTACGTATACTAAAATATACAATGAAATGTTTGTTAAAAAATATTTGACTGCATTAATAAAAAGACAGTGGGGTCAAAATTTAATCAAGTTCACTGGTATTAAGATGCCTGGTGGAGTAGAGTTTAATGGAAGACAACTCTATGACGATGCACAAGGAGAAATAGAAAAGATTGAAGGAGAAATGCTGTCTAAGTATGAGACTGCACCACTTGATTTTGTAGGATGATATGGCAAAGAACGTTTACTTCTCTGGTGGCACTACTACCGAACAGACATTATACGAAGATCTAATTATAGAGTCTTTGCAAATTTATGGCCATGATGTTTATTATCTTCCTAGAGAGATAGTTAAAGAGGATGATTTGTTTGGAGAAGATGTTCTTTCCAAATTTGATGAGAACTATATGATTGAGATGTATATCTCTAATTATGAAGGTTTTGAGGGAGATGGAACTCTTCTTACGAAGTTTGGTGTAAGAATTACTGATGAAGCAACATTTATTATTGCTAAGAGAAGATGGGAAGATTTAATAGCAGCGTCAAATAATTTAGTATCTTCATTCAGACCGAATGAAGGTGATGTAATATATTTTCCACTTACAGGACAATTATTCCAAATTAAATTTGTAGAGCATGAAAAACCATTCAGAATGTTGAATGATATTCAGACATACAATTTAGTTACTGAAATAATGGAGTACAGTGGTGAAAGACTTGATACTGGTGTTGATGAGATTGATAAGATTACCAGAGATATTGGTTATAGTCTTACACTTAACTTATCTACAGGTCTTAAATATATATCTGTTAGTGCTGGAGGAACTGGATACACTTCAGGTTCTGTTGTGACCTTTAGTGGTGGTGGAGGAACTAATGCCTCTGCAGCTGCAACTATATCCAGTGGATCACTTACTGGTGTTAAGATATCTGAGCCCGGAATAGAGTATACTACAGCACCATCAGTTGCAATATCTGGTGGTACTGGTGCTATTGCAACAGCACATCTTGCCGAACGTGGTAACTTCATATTTGGTGAGATAGTTAAATCACAAGTTAATACAGCTCAAGGTACTGCTACCAAGACTGGAAATGGTATATCTAGTATTCTTATTACCAAAGGTGGTAGTGGATATACTTCTTTACCAACGATTACAATAGGTGATAAGTGGCAAAGTGGAGTTAGTTATTCTACAGGAAATCAGGTATGGAATGGTACTAAACTCTATACTGCTGCTTCCACTGGGGTATCTGGTGTTGTTGAACCTGTACATACAAGTGGTACTGTGACTGATGGTGCAGTAACTTGGACTCTTGCTGGGAATAGGGCAACCGCTGCAGCAACTTTAACTAATGGTATAGTTACTGGTATATCTATGACAGATACAGGAACTGGATATACACTTGTTCCTAGAGTAAGAATTTCTGCGTCTCAATCAGAAACTGGAATTGGTGAAGTTACTAGATATGATGTTACTAATAAAGAATTAGAACTTATTAATGTTCAAGGTACTTTTGCTGACAATGATACTATTGTTGGTCAAACTAGTGGAGCTGAATGGACTATAAATAATTTCAGCACAATAGAAAATGAAAACGATCCTATTGCTGACAATACATTCTTTGAGACTCAAGGGGATGCTCTTATAGATTGGACTGAAGGTAATCCTTTTGGTGAGTTTGGAAACGATACTGACGGAGTATTCTAATGTTAGGTACACACTTTTATCACGAAATTGTTCGTAAAACTATTATTGGATTTGGTACATTATTCAATAATATTGAATTGAGACGTACCGACAGTTCTGGAAATATCATACAGACTGTTAAAGTACCATTGGCTTATGGGCCCAGAGAGAAGTTTCTTGCAAGATTAGATACAGAACCAAGATTAGAAAATAGAGCAGAAGTAGGAATTCAATTACCTAGAATATCATTTGAAATGAAAGGAATTGCTTATGATTCTACACGTAAAATGAGTCCTATTAATATTTGTACTAAAGCGAAAAGTACAGAAACTAAAGCAATATATAAATCTTATTCTCCAGTTCCATATAATATAGATTTTGAGTTAAATATTCTAAGTAAAAATAATGATGAGTCTGTACAAATACTAGAACAAATTCTTCCATATTTTCAACCCGTATTTAGCATTTCACTTAAGTTAGTTACACAAACTGGAGAGACTAAAGATATTCCAATAGTTTTACAGAACGTTAGTATTGATGATCAGTATGAAGGAGATTTTAATACAAGAAGAGCATTAATTCATACTCTTAATTTTGTAGCAAAAACTTATCTATACGGACCAGTTACTACTCAAGATGTTATTAAGACTGTCAATGTTGATATTGGTACAGCGATTAATACTGCATCACGTTATATACAGTATAGTGCAACTCCAGCTGCTACACAAGATTATACTGCTGATGGTACTGGTATATCATTCAGTGCTGTTAATGTTGATAGTAATACAATCACATTGAATAATCATGGGTATGTCACTGGTGATTTTGTTACATATAGATCAGATGTTAATGGAACTCCATTTGGTGGATTGACAAATCTTGAAGAATATTATATTATCAAGTTAAATGAGAATGCATTCCGAGTAGCAACAACTAAGTATCATTCAAGTATAAGTCGTGCTATCGATATAACATCACAAGGTACTGGTGGCGATCATAAGTTCTCTGTTATTAATACATTAGATGATGCATTAGTAGAACCAGATGATAACTTCGGATTTAATGAAACTTGGACTAATTTATGACCTTTGACAAATTAGATAAAACTTTTGATATAGATTCTGCTATTGAAGAAGTAAAAGAAACATCTACTGAAATTAAAAAACTTTCTGGTAATAAAGATTTACAAAGTGATTATGAGTATTCTCGTGGCCAGCTATATAATCTTGTAGAGAAAGGTCAAGAAGCTATTAATGGTATTCTTGATGTTGCACAGAATTCAGATCATCCTAGAGCATATGAAGTTGCTGGTAATCTTATTAAGAACGTTGCTGATATAACAGATAAATTGGTAGATCTTCAAGGTAAGATGAAGGTTATTAACCAAGAACATGTAAAAACTACAAATAATGTTACAAATGCCATGTTTGTAGGTAGTACTTCTGAACTACAGAAGATGCTTAAAGAGATGGGAAACCCTAAATAGTTATTACCTGAATCAACAACTCGTTGTTCGTTATTTGCGGGGAGGTTCAGGAGAAGCATTTTAAAACTTAAATGGATAAACTCCAATCCGAACTTAAAGAAGTTCAGAAGAAATTAGATGATATTGAGAAGAAACAAGAGATGTTGAATAAGATTCAACAAATGGAACGTATACAACAAGAAAAACAAGCTAAGCGTGCAAGTAGTTATAAGTATGAAATGATGTGATCTAAATAGGCCAGTGATATAATTAATTGTGTCTTCTGATAGCATTTATCTTGGTAATCCAAATTTAAAGAAAGCTAATACACCAATCGAATTTACGCCTGATCAAATTCAGGAATTCGTTAAGTGTAAATCTGATCCTGTTTATTTTTGTATAAATTATATAAAAATCGTTTCTCTTGATGAAGGTCTAGTACCTTTTAATCTGTATGATTTTCAGGAAGAGATGATTAATAGTTTTCATGATAATAGATTTAATATTGCTAAGTTACCAAGACAGACTGGTAAATCCACAACGGTTGTTTCATATTTGTTGCATTATATCATTTTTAATGATAATGTTAATATTGGTATTCTAGCAAATAAGGCATCTACATCTAGAGAGTTATTATCTCGTTTGCAACTTGCATATGAGAATTTACCCAGATGGATGCAACATGGTATATTAGCATGGAATAAAGGTAATGTCGAACTTGAAAACGGATCAAAGATTTTGGCAGCTTCTACATCTTCAAGTGCTGTCCGAGGCATGTCGTTCAATATCATATTCCTCGACGAATTCGCTTTCGTTCCAAACCATGTTGCAGAGCAATTCTTTGCCTCTGTTTATCCTACTATTACGTCTGGCCAATCAACGAAAGTCATAATCATATCTACGCCAAATGGTATGAATATGTTCTATAAACTTTGGCATGATGCTGAACGGGGTAAAAATCAGTATGTTACGACTGAAGTCCATTGGTCTCAAGTTCCAGGCAGAGATGCTAAATGGAAAGCACAAACTATTGCAAACACCTCAGAAAGACAGTTCGTACAGGAATTTGAATGTGAGTTTTTAGGATCTGTTGATACGTTAATCTCCGCATCTAAATTGAGATTAATGACTTATGAAGACCCATTAACTACTAGTAAGGGTCTGAGTGTCTATAAGGATCCAATAAAGGATCATCAGTATGTTATGACGGTTGATGTTTCCAGAGGAGTTAGTAATGATTATTCAGCTTTTATAATAGTAGATATAACAGAGATTCCTTATAAGGTTGTAGCTAAATATAAGAATAATAATATTAAACCGTTAATATTCCCAAATGTAATACATGATGTAGCTAAAGCATATAATCATGCTTATACATTGATTGAGGTCAATGATATTGGTGGGCAGGTAGCAGACATCATGCAGTTTGACCTAGAGTATGAGAATCTACTCATGTGTGCCATGAGAGGTAGAGCAGGACAGATTGTTGGTCAGGGGTTCTCACACAAGTCACAGATGGGTATAAAGATGACATCTACAGTCAAGAAGACTGGGTGTTCTAATTTAAAAGCATTAATAGAAGACGATAAGTTACTTATTAATGATTATGATATCATAGCAGAACTAACTACATTTATTCAAAAGAAACAATCATTTGAAGCTGAGGAAGGGTGTAATGATGATCTTGCTATGTGTTTAGTAATTTATGCTTGGTTAGTTGTTCAACCATATTTTAAGGAACTTACATCAGATGATATTAGAAAAAGACTTTTTGAAGATCAAAGAGAAGCGATAGAAGAAGATATGGCTCCATTTGGTTTTGTATTAGATGGTCTTGATGAAGAAGTTGAAGTTGACGAGAAAGGAGATGCATGGGCGAAAGTTGATGAATATGGAGATATGGCTTTTATGTGGGATTATAAATCATGACAGCAGATTATGATATTGAATTTATAACTGATCTTGTAGAAAGGGGTTTTGATTATGATAGTAATAGTGATAGTTATATTCGTAAATGGTTTACTGAACATGGCCATGAATCTATATTAGAGATTTATAAGAAGGTATGGGATACTAATCAATGGAAACAATCAATGGTAGGTTATGGTAATGTTGTATTTTATGAAGAAATGGTGGAATGAATATGGATTTAGAACAACAGTATGAACTAGAGCATTTATTACTTGAAGAAAGAAAGTGTAGAACTTGTGGCGATATAAAGGATCTTATAGATGGGTTTTATTTAACTCGTAAGAACAGAAAAGGATTTCCTTCAGCATATGCATACGAATGTAAACTTTGTACAATAAGAAGAATTATGGAGAAAAGAAAACGAAATACTACGTTTTCCGATTGGTTGTATCCAGATTGGTAGGTTGTTCATGTACAGTTTCCCCGTTTGTAAAGATAGTAAACAATAAATAGTTTGGAGAAAAAGATCTCGTAGAGGAAATAAAAACATGGCTTTAGCTTCACCTGGAGTACAAGTAAAAGAGATTGATTTTACGGCTGCCGTTCAAGTTGCAGATCAAAATATTGGTGTTGTTGCTGTAGATGCTCAAAAAGGGCCTACTGATGTAGTAACATATCTTTCTAGTGAAAGAGAATTAGTGGATACATTTGGTAAGCCAAATGATTATAACTTTGAATCATGGTTCGCTGCCGCAACAATTATTCAGTATGGTGGTATCGCAGCGGTTGTAAGACCATCTGGAGCTACTGACTTAGGACTTCGTAACTCAAATATCAAGAGAGATGGTACTACTGATTCCGCTCTTGTAATTAAAAACAAAGACGATTTTGATAATAGAACAACAGATACATTCGAATGGGCAGCAAGAACTGCTGGTGCTTTCAATAACGGTGTAACTGTTAATGTGGTTGACCACGGTGCTGACCAAGAAATTAGTTTTGCTAATGATGCAGGATCTGTTCTTGCATTTGATGGTACAACAAACGGTGGTGCAACTGGAAGTAGAACTGCTGGTACGTATCAAATTACTGCCACTGGTGGTGCAGGATCTGGTGCAATATTCCAAGTTGTAATTGCTGCTAACGGTGCTGCAACCATTACAATAGCTGATAATGGTAAGGATTATGCAGACAATGATGTTTTAACTTTATCTAGATCAGGTACATATGCTGGTGCTACTGATATTACGGTTGTTGTAAATGGTATTGTTTCAATACCTGTTGCTGGTGCTTCAATTAAGTGGGCATCTGGAACTAGTACATACTACGGTAGTGTTTACAAAGTAGTTGATGGTGATACCGTTCAAGTTACTCTTTGGGATACTACACAAAGACTTATAGTAGGTTCAATTGTACAAACACATGCTGGTGCTGCAGTAGGTACTGTCTCAGCAGTTAATCAAGCTAATGTTTATGATACTTTAGAGTATGCTACTGGGTTTAAATGGTCAACACTTGCACCACAACCAGGAACTTCAGCTGTTGTTGATGCTCAGGGTGGTAAGTATGATGAATTCCATATCGCTATAGTAGATACTGCTGGACTTGTAAGTGGTTCTGTTGGGGAAGTTTTAGAAGTATTATCATATGTTTCTAAAGCAACTGATGCAAAAACAGCAGAAGGAACTGCAACGTATTGGAAGACATTTGTTAGAGACCAGTCTAAGTACATTTATCCTGGGGATCAAACATTTGCTGATACTGCAGATGAATTAACTCAGGCAAATATAACATCTGGTAAGACTTCTACTAGTATTGGTTCATCTAGTGCTAATGCATGGTTTAAACCATTTAGTTTTGGAACTGGAGCAGCTGCTGCTTCCACTGAAACAAGAACACTTGGAGCTGGTGCTGATTATGATTATTCAACTTCAAATAAGATTGCATCTGTTGACGCAGGATTACTTGCTGGATATGATTTAGTTAAGGATCCAGAAATTTTTGGAGATATTGATTTCCTAATTCCTGGTAAAGTTTCAATTACAAAAGCAGTTGGTTTGATCGCAATATCAGAACTGAGGAGAGATTGTATTACAGTTATTTCACCAGAACGTGCTGATGTAATTAATTCAGATTCGAATTCGAATAAGACTGATAATGTAATAGATTTCTTTAATCAACTTCCAAGTACATCATATGCAATATATGATTCTGGATATAAGTATATCTATGATAAGTATAATGATGTTTATCGTTATGTACCATGTGCAGCTGACGTTGCTGGTTTATGTGTTAATGCTACAATCAATGCAGAGTCATGGTTCTCGCCTGCTGGATACAACAGAGGTCAGATCCGTAACGCAACAAAACTTGCATATAGTCCAAGACAGTCTGATAGAGATAGACTTTATACTGCAAGGATTAATCCTATTTCTACATTCCCTGGTCAAGGTATTGTATTATTTGGTGATAAGACTGCACTTGCTTCACCATCTGCATTTGATAGAATTAATGTTCGTAGACTCTTTATTGAGTTGGAGAAGAACATTGCACAATTCTCCAAATATCAGTTGTTTGAGATTAACGATGAGTTAACAAGATCTGGGTTTAGGGCTGCGGTTGAACCATATCTTAGAGGTGTTCAGGGTAGGAGAGGTATTTACGATTTCCTAGTTGTTTGTGACACTTCAAACAACACCGCTGATGTAATAGATAGAAATGAGTTTAAAGCAGAGATTTATATCAAACCTGCTCGTACTATCAACTTCATCACAATTACATTTGTTGCCACCAGAACTGGTGTTTCATTCAACGAATTAATTACTTAATTATTCCCTTTCGCTTACTAACAACTTCGGAGAAAAATAAAATGGCAAGAGGTATATCAGAGTTTAAGTCAAAACTTACACAAGGTGGCGCAAGGCCGAATCTATTCATGGTTCGTCTCAACTTTCCAGATAAATTGGCTGGTATAGTAGATTTTGGATCTATTGATGCAAATGCTGCTACAGAAAAAGCTCAATTCCTTGTAAAGACTGCACAAATTCCTGCTTCTACAATAGGATCTATCGACGTTCCTTTCAGAGGAAGGTTACTTAAGGTTGCTGGAGATAGAACATTCGAACCTTGGTCAATTACCGTAATTAACGACGGTGAATTCACAATTCGTAAAGCTTTTGAAGCATGGTCTAGAGGTATTAATGCACTTACAGAGAACGTTTCACAACTAGGTTATGGTGATGATGGTCAAGGCTATACATGCGATTTGGAAGTATTCCAATTGAGTAGGGATGGTAAAACACCAAATAAGACACCAAGAAATATAACTGCTAATGGATCGGATGGTATGGACGTTGTTCGTGCCTATAAGTTCTATGATGCATGGCCATCTGCACTATCTGCAATTGACCTGTCATACGAATCCAATGATCAGATTGAAGAATTCACTTGTGAATTCCAGTATAATTACTACGAAACTTCAAATCCTTCTCTAGACACAGCAGAATAAAGTAACTAAATAGTAAAGATTAAAGGATAATTTTATACTATGACTCAGTTATTTGGGTTCTCTATTGCGGAGCGTAAGAAGAAAGCAAAGTTAATTTCTCCTGCCCCGCCTAATAATGATGACGGCACCTCCGTAGTAGCGGCTGGTGCCTATTTTGGTCAGTATGTAGATATTGATGGAATTCCCAAAAGTAATAATGATTTTGAGTTAATTAAGAAGTATAGGGAGATTGCATTACACCCAGAATGTGATAGTGCTATAGATGATATAATTAATGAATCAGTTGCTAGTGATTTAGACTTTGCACCAGTTAATGTTGAGTTATCAAACTTAGAAGCTAGTGATAAAATAAAGAAACAAATAAGAGAAGAATTTAAATTTATCTTACGTTTATTGGATTTTGATAGAAAATGTCATGATATTTTCCGTCGTTGGTATATTGATGGCAGGATGTTTTATCATAAATTAATCGATTTTAATAATCCACAGGAAGGAATTAAAGAGTTAAGATATATTGATGCATTAAAAATAAAGAAAGTTAGGGAGATAGTTAAGAACAAAGATGGTTCTGCTATGGTCACCCAAGATGGTGGAAGTATAAAATCATATGATTATGGTGATGTTGTAGAATACTATATGTATTTCCCACATGGGTATAAGACTACTCAAGCAAAGGGATTGAAGATTTCAGATGATGCAATAACATTTGTTGCTTCTGGATTGATGGATCATAATAGAAATATGACTCTATCATTCTTACATAAAGCAATTAAATCAGTAAACCAATTAAGGATGATTGAGGATTCCTTGGTTATTTACAGGATATCTAGAGCACCAGAAAGAAGAATTTTTTATATTGATGTAGGTAACTTACCCAAGATGAAAGCGGAACAATATCTCCGTGAAGTGATGAATAGATATAGAAATAAACTGGTATATGATTCTTCTACTGGTGAAGTAAAGGATGACAGAAAGCATATGAGTATGCTTGAAGATTTCTGGTTGCCACGTAGAGAAGGAGGTAGAGGTACTGAAATTACTACATTGCCTGGTGGACAAAACTTAGGTGAGTTGGAAGATGTTAAGTACTTCCAGAAGAAACTATACAAGTCTCTAAATATTCCTCTCTCAAGATTAGAACAAGAATCATCATTCACCATTGGTAGAACCAATGAGATTACCAGAGATGAACTTAAATTTGCTAAGTTCGTTGGTCGTCTACGTAAGAAGTTCTCAGATCTATTCAATGATCTCTTAAGAACTCAATTACTCCTTAAGGGTATTCTTACTATAGATGATTGGGAGAATATGAAAGAAAATATTCAATATGATTATATCTTTGACAATCATTTTACAGAACTGAAAGATAATGAACTCTTAACTGAAAGATTAAATTCGGTTGGAATGATTGAACCATACCTTGGCAGATATTTTTCAGTTGATTTTGTACGTAAACAAGTTCTTCACTTCACTGATGAGGAGATAGAAGAAATGGATTTACAGATTGAGAAGGAGAAAGAATTAGGTATCATACAAGATCCTATGGAAATGGATCCTTCAATGATGGGTATGGGTGGCGAAGAAGGAGAAATGACTCCTGGCGCCATGAATGGCGGAGAAAGTGATTTAGATAGTGCATTTTCCGCAGCAATTGCTCCTGGCGATATGGCTAAGGGTAAGATTTAATAAATATATAATATAGTGGAGTATTATTATGCCTTCGATATCTAAAGAGATTGTTGACGCTATTGTTAGTAAAGACAATCACAATGCGAATGAAAAAGTTTATGATGCACTTTATGGTAAAAGTTCTGAACAACTTCAAGCTCGTAAAGTACAAATTGCAAAACACTTCTTTGATCCAGAATATCAAATAGATCAGGATAACGAAGAAAAAGTCGATCCAGCAACAGACTCTGATTCACAGTCAGAAACTACAGCTGAGGTTGAATCTACGGAAACATCAGAACAGTAACTATCATGAAACTTATTTCAGAAGAAATCGAAGCAGTAAATTTTATTACTGAAGAGAAAGGTGGTAAGAAGTCACACTTCATAGAAGGTGTATTTCTTCAATCTGATATTAAGAATCGAAATGGGAGAATGTATCCTATGAATACTCTCTCTAGAGAGGTTGGTAGGTATAATGAGTCTTTCATTAAAAAAGGAAGAGCTCTTGGTGAACTTGGCCATCCAGATGGTCCCACTGTAAATCTTGATAGGGTTTCCCACAAGATTATATCATTAAATCAGGAAGGTAAAAACTTTATCGGTAAAGCTAAGATTCTAGAAACACCTATGGGTAAAATTGCATCATCACTTCTCAGTGAAGGTGTTAAACTAGGGGTGTCTTCGAGAGGACTAGGTTCTATCGAACGAAGAAATGGTATGAATATCGTTAAAGATGATTTCATGCTTTCTACTGCTGCAGATATTGTAGCTGATCCTTCTGCTCCAGATGCTTTTGTGGAGGGCATCATGGAAGGAAAAGAATGGGTTATGGCTGAAGGACGTTGGCAAGAGTCAGCATACGATCAGTCTAAAAAATACCTAAATAATTCTCCGCAGAGTGAACTAGATGCAAGGAAACTCGAAGTATTCGAATCATTTTTGCGTAACATAACAATTTAATAAATATTATTAGAAAATAACCATTTTTTCAAAGGGGAATCCACAATGTCGAATGTATCTGAAACAAATATTGAAACTGTAGAAGAGGGTAGTAATCCAGTAACTAAGAATGCTAGCCCTGGTGATCCCATGCCAAAGATTGACAATACTGTTCCAGGTCAGACTGGATCCGCAGAAGACCTTGGTGGGCCCATCACAAAACCAGCTCCTAATTCCGAACCATCGGTAGGTGCTAAAGCTTCCGCAAAGGCTAAGAAGACAGCCACTAAAGTAAATGCAACTGGTGGAACACCAGATCCAATGCCTACTCTAGACGGTTCTGCTCCTGGTCAGAAGAACGAGGAAGTAAAAACCAGAGAATTGAGTATAGACGTATCTGATGACGTTAATGCTCTTTTAAAAGGAGAAGAATTCTCCGAGGAGTTCAAGTTCAAAGCTACAACAATCTTTGAAGCCGCTGTTAAAGCGAAAGTTGTTGAGGAACTTGAAAAACTAGAACAAGTTTACGAAGAAAAACTTCAGGCAAAACTTGCCGAAGCAACAGACTCAATGGAAACACGAGTCGATTCTCATCTTGAGTACACTGCCGAGCAGTGGGTCAAGGAAAATCAACTTGCCATTGACAATGGTCTACGTAATGAATTGACCGAAGAGTTTATCCTTGGACTTAAGGGACTCTTCGAAGAACATTATGTCGATATCCCAGAGGATAAGTATGATGTTCTCAGCGATATGTCTGAGAAATTAAATGAAATGGAGACAAAACTTAACGAGCAAATCGAATCAAATGTTGAGCTCAATAAGGCAATCGGAAACTATACTAAAAATGGAATAATTGCTGAAATTTCCGAAGGTCTTGCTCAAACACAGAAAGAAAAGCTTGCTTCACTCTCAGAGGGTGTTGAGTTTGTTAGTGATGAGTCTTATCGTGAAAAGATCGTAACGATCAAGGAAAATTATTTTCCTAAGACACAAGCATCTTCTTCAGAAGATCTTGTTGAAAAACAGCAAGTAATTGCTGAAGAAGGTCCGATGGCATCATATGCTGCTGCGATCTCCAAGTATTCTAACTAACAAAAAGGTATTTTAAAAAAAATGTATAACGCAGAAAAACTTCAAGAAAAGTGGGCTCCCATTTTGGAGCACGATGGTCTTGACAATATTAAAGATAATCATCGTAGAGCCGTAACCGCTGTACTTCTTGAGAACCAAGAAAGGTTCATGAGAGAAGAGCGTGGCCTACTTACAGAGCAACCAACAAACTCCGCTGGTACAGGTGGTTTTGGTGGTTCAGCTGCTCTACCTAACCAAGGTTTCGACCCCGTATTGATCAGTCTAATCCGTCGTTCTATGCCTAAGTTGATGGCATATGACATTTGCGGTGTTCAACCAATGTCTGGTCCTACAGGTCTAATCTTCGCAATGCGCTCACATCGTGGTACAGACCGTGATGGTAACGGTGCAACACCTAACGTATTCACCAACGAATCATTCTATGATGAGGTTCCAACAGGATTCTCTGCTGATGATGGTGCTTACAGTGCTGCAACTGGTGAAGCTGCAACAAACCCTTCAGTTCTTAACGACGCATCACCTGGCAACTATGCTGCTGTTGGTGGTATGAACACAGCAACTCAAGAAGCTCTTGGGTCGTCTTCTGGAACAGCTTTCCGTGAGATGTCATTCTCCATCGAGAAAGTTGCTGTTGAAGCAAAAGGTCGTGCGCTAAAAGCCGAGTACAGTTTAGAACTTGCTCAGGACTTGAAAGCAATCCACGGTCTAGATGCAGAAGCAGAACTTGCAAACATTCTGTCTGCTGAAGTTCTTGCTGAAATCAACCGTGAAGTTGTTCGTACAATCTACGTAACAGCTAAGCCTGGTGCTCAGAATAACGTTTCAACTGGTGGTCAGTTCGACCTAGACGTTGACTCCAACGGACGCTGGATGGCTGAGAAGTTCAAAGGTCTTATATATCAGATCGAAAGAGATGCTAATGCGATTGGTCAAGAGACTCGTCGTGGAAAGGGTAACTTCATCGTCTGCTCTGCTGACGTTGCAAGTGCTCTAGGAATGGCAGGTGTACTTGATTACGCTCCTGCTCTTGGTGGTAACAACTCCCTAACAGGTGTTGATGACACTGAATCCACATTGGTTGGTACACTGAACGGACGTATTAAGGTCTATGTTGACCCATACTCTGCAAACGTTGCTGACAATCACTTCTACGTAATGGGTTATAAGGGAACTTCTGCTTATGATGCAGGAATCTTCTATTGTCCTTACGTTCCTCTCCAAATGGTAAGGTCCATTGGTCAGGATACATTCCAACCTAAGATTGGCTTCAAAACTCGTTATGGTATGGTTGCCAATCCATTCTCACGTGGTACAACTCAAGGTGCTGGCGCTCTTACTGCTAACACTAACGTTTACTACCGTCGTGTTCAGGTTAAGAACCTTATGTGATTTATATTTCACATTTTTCCAAAGAGACCCTACGGGGTCTCTTTTTTTATGAAGAGAATCTTAAACGGTTAAATAGTTTTACCAGACCTAAATATTATTGACTCTACCTTTATGTGCAAGGGTAGTAAGTACACACATGGACTGGGAACTAGAAAATGCAAACTACAAACTGCAAGATATGATTACTGTATACGAAACAGAAATAGAAGAATTAAAAAAAGAGAAAAAGGAACTTAAACGAGAAGTACTTTTTCTTAAATCACAACTAAAGTATAAATCTTTAGGTAACCATGAAACTGAAAAATGATGAGGATTAATTATGACTACACAATTTTCGAAGAGAATTAAAGAAGGGACTAGTAA